TTGTCATATGTTGCTGCGTGTGGGTAATTTACTTTCGATAGCCGAAGTGTTCGAGTGCCTAGGCGTTAATCTCGTTTTTTCCATATCCCTATGGGTAACGGTTTCTGTCGATTTCTAAAACCACTATTTAGTTGTTCGTACGACTACAAGTGTATCAGACCACGCCGAAGTGGGTTTTAGAGGGTGTTTTTAACGCCGTTACAGCCCCATAGAGCCACGCATATGTACAAGTGGTGTATCCATACTTAATTGCTATTCAAATGTCCGCAAATAGCCTTACAAGGCTTATTGAAAAGTAGGCAGTTTTTTAATTTCGACACATTATTTGTAACACTTGCATACCCAAGCGTAAGTGGGCATACACTTTTGCTATGGCTGATAAATCACATTACTCACAAATCGCAATCCGTTGCGGTGGTTTGACTGTTGAATTAGGAACAGAAACTGAATATCCCGACATGATTGATGATTTAACTAACCGTGCGCTAAATGTATTTAAGGAAGCAATGACTGCCGCAAAAGAAAATGGCGTTGATGTTTCAAATATGCGGCTAATTACTGCCGATAACGGTGATGATTATGAAGATGAAGATTAATCCAACCACAATCTGTATTCGGAAGTAACGCGACCTTTTTCTGGGTCAACAAAATGCAGGCGTTGTGAAGGTTCACCATTGCTTGCAAGCAAATCTCGCGCATAGCGATTACCAGTTTCAACCGCGCCAGACATAAACACGCTTCCCTCACCGTTAGCCATATTCCAAGATTGATGTTGATGGTAATGCCCAATGTACAAATCGCGGAAGTCAAATCCTTTTGTAATGTTATCCACTTCATCAAAGAATTTATATGCGCCAGACTTCCATCGGTCTGCAAAACGAACAATGGTTGATGCAGTACCCCATCTAATTTCATCACCGTGAATAAGCAACGCTTTGTAGTTTCCAATAGTTACACGCTGGATATCTTCTTTGCTCATTTGCCAGTCTAGGCGTTTTTCAGCTCTTAGTGCTTGACCTGCAAACATATATGTAAGTTTGTCCCAGTTAATATCTTTTGGTAATTCACCAAATTTACCAATACGCCCGTGATTTCCGGGTTCACATACCACAGTTACCTTTTCAAAGTTAGCAAGAAGTATGCGAACAATATCTATAAGTATGCGTGATGCTTCCACAAACTGAGTCATTATGTCGCTATCTACTTCATATACTTGCGCTGGGAATATGGTGGTGTTTTCCACAATATCTCCACCAAGCATCAACACAATTTCTTTAACTGGGTGGTCAGCGCGTTGTATATTTGCAATTTTAATTGTCTTTTCAATACTTTGTTTAACAAGGCGCTCACACTCTTTGGTGTTATATGTAAGAGTTTGCTTACCTAATTGCCAATCCGTTGAATGTAATAGTGCAACTTCACCGCGTTTTTTACGAATATCTTTTGTTGGTGTTGGTACAGGTGGTACTCCGCCCATGGAAAGCATTGCATCATGAGCCGCTTGTACAACTGCCGCAGTAAAATCATCTTTCTTTTTCTTTGTATCAGATAATTGTTTTTGAGTACGCATTAACGCACGGCGTAGTTCAATTACATCTTTTGACTCAATATCTTCTGGCAAATCATCAAACGCATCTTTAAGACTCATTTGTTATCTCCATACCGTGTTTTGTGTAACCTAATTTGTCCAACCAGTTATCTTCATGTAACGGATTTGATACACACCGCACAGACTTGAAGAAATCCATCATTAATGCCACTTGCCACGCAGGAATATCACCAATACCTAATAATGCGCCCCAACCACGACCAGCGCGTGCAAAGTTTTCTTCTGCATCACCGTGTATTTGTTGTCTATCTTCAAGAATTTTGTTTATTTTTTCGGGCATTTACAAACACCATTTCTATGTGCTCGTATTGCTTCATTACTACTTTTAATGCCTTCCGACCTAAGAGCACTTAAAACAACATTTGCAGATAAACCTTTTGCCCACGCATCATCTAATGCCTTTTGATTTTCTGGCGTTAAATTGTCATACATATATTGGTACGGACACCAGTTTGATGGTTTCTTATTCTTGTTTGCCTCTTCTAACTTATCTGCCAAGCCCATAATTGCCACCTTTCTCGTTAAGCAAATCATACACACAAAAGTATGTTGCTCGTATAAGAAACCGCAAATTAGCCTTTACTTATTTTGGCACAAGTGGCGCATCTACGCCCACGCTGACCTTTTACATACCGAGTGTTTTGTGGCGTAAATTCATGACCGTGTTTGCAATGGGTTCTGGCACTTCTTGCTTTCACAAGCAAACTTCTCTTTATATTATTTGATTGAGTTATTGCCTGTAAGTGTTTTGGATTAACACAACTGGGGTTACGGCATATGTGGTCAATTATTAAACCTTGTGGAATTACACCTTTGAAGTGTTGATACGACCATCTGTGTGCGGTAATTGTTTTACCAGTTTCATCGGTAAATAAACCGTATCCGCTTTGTAATTTAGATGCGTTCCATAACCAACACTCATTTGTGATGGTGTATTTAATGTGAAATCTGCCTTCAATATCCATATGAATACCTGTGACTAGGCGGTTGAACTTCCCCAATACAACCGCCTAGTCAAAGTGTTATTTAGTTTTTTTCTTACTGTTGCTAGCAGCAACAATTATCGCATTTTCAACAGTATTCGCAACTGCACCAAATGCTGGGTCATTTTTATCTATTGCGCGTAACGCAGGAGCAATAACACCAGAAACAATAGCAATTGCATATGCTCGCAAATCTGTAATGTTAGTAGCAAGTAAAGGTGTTATCGCTACTAATACTCCACGAGCATAAGATTTAAGCATTGACTTCATTTTGTAACTCATCATTTCTCCTTCCAATTGTTATGGGCGTGCCACAGCCATAACAAGTGAATATGCGCGCTTTTTCAAATACACACCATCACCGTTAGATTGTGAACCTTTATTGTCGCCAGCCGTATTGCCTTCAATGCACCACAAATACTTCTTACCATCATTTTTAATAACAATACCAACATGGTCTGGTTCTGCATCTGTATCAAATTGAAAAAATACAATATCGCCAGATTGTGCTTGTCCTGTTGGTACTAATTTATTCTTTTTAACAAACCATTTTAACCCTGCATCACAACTAGCAAATCCTTTTTTTGTACTTGCCGCAATCTTTTCAACTTGTTCTGCTTGTGCGTAACACCATGAAACAAACATTGCACACCAAGGTTGGTTATTTAATCCATACCATTTGCCGTACATGGTGTCATTATTACCAGTTTCGGTATAACCGATTTGTAATCTTGCTATTTGTTCTATTTGTGTCATTTATTTCTCCGCCATCAGTTTGAATAAATCATCAACTCTTTGTTCTAATCTTGCAATTGAGTCTTTTATGCTACTTCCACCATTTGGTTTTAATTCTGCAAGATAGGATTTAACAAGATGCCGCACACCAATAGCAACCGCACCGACAAGTGTTGATACACCTACGGCAAAACCTATCCATTCATTTACAGTCATTTTATGTCCAGTTCAGTATGCGTACAGTTCCAGTTGCATCAACGATTTTGGCTTGGTTGGTTGTTGTATTCAACCAAGCATCACCTTTGCGCGGATTGCTAGGGTCTGATGTTACATTAGGAAATGTAAATCTTGTAGCAGTTTCAAGCAAACGCAATCTGCGGTCAAAGTCGGCAAATAAGACTCTTAACTCAGGCGGTTGATTAATGTATGCCATAATTTCCTAGTTTGTAGTTTGTGTTAAAGTCAATGTTACACGCTCTGGACCATTTTCACCGGGCTGCACTTCAATTCCAACAATTCTATAAATTGCATCTAAACCAGACTGAACCGCAGTACCTGTACCAGTTGAAGGGAACCTTTCATCTGTAATGCGTAATCGTGCGCTATCACCGATTGAATAAGTGCCAAAAACAGGACTTACATACGCAGGTACAACAAGTTTGATTATTGTTGGTGGATAATTAACGGCTTTAACTTGTCCTTGTGCTAATTGTGCAAGATAAGTTGCATCTGTTACATCTGAATAATTTGCTTGTTCTTCATATAAAGCCCAACCAGCCGTCAAAAGTGTTGTGTCTTGATAGGTTGCAGATAATTTACCTTCATTTGAACCAGCACCTAACGCATATAAAGTGTTAGCAACTAATGAACCATCTTCGGGATATTCATATTCAACAACATTTCCAGCAGGAAATTCAAATAATAATGCGCTTGGATT